AAGAACATCGTGGAAAACAAGCTGCCTGGCGAAAACGGCGGCGGCGATGCCGTCACCCGTGAATCTCTGCTGAAAATGCCCTATGCGGAGCGCATGAAGGTTTACACCGAAAACCCGGAAGCGTACAAGGCCGCAATGGGCAAGTGACAAGAAAGGAATAGGTGAAAACTATGGCTGTTACGATGATGAGCAACATGATCAACCCCGAAGTGATGGGCGACATGATCAACGCCAAGATTGAGGCGCTGGCCAAGATCACCCCGTACGCGAAGGTGGACACGTCCCTGCAGGGCGTGCCGGGCGACACCAAGACGGTGCCCAGCTGGAACTACATCGGCGATGCGGAGGACGTGGCCGAGGGCAACGAGGTCGGCCTGACCCAGATGACCGCCGCGTCCACGACCTTTACCATCAAGAAGGCGATGAAGGCGGTCGGCATCACGCAGGAGGCCGTCAACTCCGGCCTGGGCAACCCCATCGGCCAGGCGGAAAGCCAGCTGGCCAAGGCGATTGTCGGCAAGGTGGACAACGACGTGCTGGCCGCTGCGCTGACCGCTACGACCGTGGTCGGCGACGGCACCGCGCCCATCGGCTATGACGCCATTGTGGACGCCGTGACCAAGTTTGAGGACGAGGAGGACGGCGTCGAAAAGGTGATGTTCATTTCCCCCAAGCAGGAGGCGACGCTGCTCAAAGACCCGGACTTCATCAGCGCGGACAAGTTCCAGGCTGGCGTGGCCGTGAACGGCTCCATCGGTAAGATCGCGGGCTGCTGGATCAAGAAGAGCAACAAAATCAAGGCGAAGGCATCCGTGTTCACTTGCCCCATCATCAAGCTGGAGCCGGACTCTGCGGAAACCGAGTACACCGAGGACGAACTCCCGGCGCTGACGATCTTCCTCAAGAAGGACACGACGGTGGACGCCGAGTGGTTCCCGAAGAAGCAGCAGACCGACATCACGGCCTGCAAGTATTACGGTGTGGCGCTGACCAACAACGCGAAGGTCGTTCTGGCCAAGTTCAAGGATGGCGCTTCCGCCTGAAAGGGTGATGCAGCATGATCCTGACCGCCGGAGAACTGAGGCGGTATATGGATACGGACGAAGAGGATCAGGCGCTGGAAGCGAGACTTTCAGCGCTTGAGCTTCTTATCCGCTCCTATACGCACAACAACTTCCAGCAGCGCGGCGTGCGGCGCATGGCCGACATCGTCGGGGACGTGATCATCATGGACGCGCTGCAGCCGTTTAAGGTCGGCGACACGGTACAGGTCACGGAATCCGATTTCAACGAGGGGCTTTACACGGTCACAGAAGCGTTTGAATCCACCATCACCGTTGGCGGCCTGCAGTACGATGAGGACGACGTGCTGGTGACCCGCGTGGTCTACCCCATGGACGTCAAAATGGGCGTGGTCAATCTCATGAAGTGGGAAATGGAGCGGCGCGACAAGGTGGGAATCGCCTCTGAGACGATTTCCAGGCACGCTGTGACCTACGAAAGCATGACGGACGACAATTCCATTATGGGATACCCGAAGAGTCTCATGGGATTTTTGAAGCCGTATATGAGGGCGCGGTTCGGCCAGGGGGTGAGCGCATGAGAGGCATCGGCGGCAATGTGACGGCGACCATCCAGGTCAAGACGTTTGTGCGGGACGAACAGGGCAAGTACCAGCGCAACGAGATCGGCGAGGTCGAAAAAACGTGGACGGACGCGCAGAGCATCCGCGGATGGCTTGACCTTGCCGGTGGCGATTCCAGGTATACCCCCTATTCCGCCAAGATACAGGAGAGCACGCACGTCTTCATTGCGGACTATGCGCCGATCGATGAACGGATCAGCGCGGAAAACGCCCGTATGGTCATAGGCGGCAAGGCGTACGACATCATGCTCATCGACAACCCTATGGGCATGGTAAATTGCAGTCAGCTTGAAATCTACCTGAAATACACTGGAGGCCAGTAACATGGCCGGTCAAGTCGAGTTCCAGGACTTCTCCTTTACCGTCAAGGCGGAGCTGAACGATGCTACCATCGGATGGGCGCAAGAAACCGGAAACGAAATCGCAGCCCAGGCGCAGCGCAACTGCAAGATGGAGGACGACGAGGGCAAGCAGCTGAAAGGCTCCTACAAATGCCAGGCCGGGAACACGGACGGCGAATTCCAGGTGGGCAGCCCGCTTGAATCGGCCTACTGGGAGGAATGGGGCACCGGCGAATACGCCGCCCACGGCGACGGACGAAAGGGCTGGTGGATTTACTGCCCAGATCAGGAGAGCATGGGCGGCGGTGCGACGTACTACGACGAAATGGAAGCCATGATGATGGCGGCGTACATCCAGCAGGTGTACAAGAAACGCGCCTATGTCACCAACGGACGAAAGCCGAACTACACCCTGGAGCACGCCTTTGACGCCGTCAAAAAACCGGCCATGGCGCAGCTGGAGCGCATTCTGAAGGAGAAGATGGGAACATGACACAAGCGGGACTCAAATACATTGCGGACTTCCTGGACGGGCTTTCCATCACCTACGATTTCATGGAGTGGAAGGACAGGCCTCCGGATGACCGGTACTTTGTCGGCGAACCCAACGAGCAGACCATGACCACCCTTGAGGAGGACGGGCAGCAGGACAGCACACTGATCCTGCGCGGTTTCACCCGGAAGGCGTGGAATCTGCTCATGCACGACGCGGACACCATCAAGGCCAATCTGCCGCAAACAGCAATCCTGCCGGACGGGACGGGGATTGCTGTTTTTTATGCCGGTGCGCGGCCTGTGCCAACGGGCGTCGATGAACTGAAGAGCATCAAGATCAATCTGGACATCAAGGAATGGAGTGTGAAGTGAAATGGCCGTAGGCACTGAGTTCAAATCGTCCGGCATCACGGCGAATACGCCCAAGACGGTGATGCTGGGCGCAGGCACCATTCACAAGGGGCTGACGTTTGCCGAAAATGCGTGGAACTTTGAGGAATCCCTGATCTGCGCCACAAGCGGCGGGAGCAAGCTGTCCATCGTGCCGGAGTTTTACGACGTGCCGGTGGACGGAGCGCTGGTGAAGGTGAAGGGCCTGACCGTCAAGGTGGGCGAAACCGCGACGCTGGAAATCAACCCCATCGAGATGAAGCCGGAAATCCTCAACATGGCGGTCATCGGCGACGAAAAAACGTCCACGACCGCCACAGGCTACAAGGAGATGACCTCCCGCGCTATCATCAGCGAGGGCGACTATGTGGAGCACCTGGGCTATGTCGGCAAGACGATTGAGGGCAAGCCCATCATCATCATCTTTGACAACGCGCTGTGCACGTCCGGCCTGGAGCTTGAGGGCAAGAACAAGGAGGCGGCTGTTCCGAAGTTCACCTTCGAGTGCTTCGCCGACCTGTCCCCGGAAGCGGATACGCTCCCGTGGCACATCTATTACCCGGACGAAGGCAGCGTATGATTCAATCACCGGGCAGGGGACTCTTCCCCTGCCCCATTTCATAAGGAGTGAAACAGCATGGCTGAAGAAAGGACGTACACGGCGCGCGGCCTCATGGCCGACGATATCTTCCTGTGCATCCGAATCATCAACAAAATCGGCATCCGGGAACTCAAGGAATGCATGAGATCAAAGGATGTCGTCGAGGCGATGGCCTCCGCGATGGGCGGAAGCGACGAGGAAATTTCCAAAGTGGGCATGGCCGTCATGATGGAGCTGGCATCCGTGATTCTTACGCATCTGCCGGACTGCAAGAATGAAATCTACGCGCTGCTGGCCGCATTGTATGAGACCAGCCCGGATGAAGTGGCCAAGCTGCCCAGCGGCGTGTTCACGAGGATGGTCATGGATGTCCTGAAGAAAGAGGAATTCCGCGATTTTTTTACGGATGTCTTCGGATTGTTCAGGCAGGAGACCTGACATTCATAGACCACCTGTTCAGGCGCTATTCCTCCCCCATGCTCCTGCTGGATCGGATGATCGCGACGCGAAGGCTGGAAGAATTCGTGGTCGAGTTCATCCGCATGGACAACGAGGAGCAGGAGGAAAAGACGCTGTGGGACATTTGGCTGCACCGCATCTTTGACAAGTCCTTTGTCGAGTGGAAGGACAGCCTGAAGGAAAACGACAAAGCAGCACCAACGACGGAGGAACTGCAAAGCATCGCCAGGGAGTCCATGAACATCCTGGCAAGCTTTGCGCCAAAGAAGGGGTGCATGCAGGATGACGCTGTTCAAGCTGCTGGGGACGATAGCCGTTGACAGCACCCAGGCTGAAAAGGCGCTGGATGATACGGCGGGAAAAGCGGAAAACACGGGAAAGAAGACGGAATCGGCGTTCTCGAAAATAGGCGGAGCGGCGCTCACGGTCGGCAAGGCCGTTGTCGCAGCCGGTACGACGCTGGCCACGGCATGGGTGGCGGCGATTGAGGGCAGCCGGGAATACCGGACGGAGATGGGCAAGCTGGACACGGCGTTCACCACGAACGGACATTCCAGCGAGGCAGCGACCCGTACATACCGGGAGCTGCAAAGCGTGCTGGGTGACACGGACGTATCGGTCGAGGCCGCGAACCACTTGGCCGTCATGACGGACAATGAAAAGGACTTACAGACCTGGACGGACATCTGTACCGGCGTATTCGCCACGTTCGGCGACAGCCTCCCCATCGAGGGACTGACGGAGGCGGCGAACGAAACCGCCAAGGTCGGCCAGGTGACAGGGCCGCTTGCCGATGCGCTCAACTGGGCTGGCATCAGCGAGGATGAGTTTAACGACAAGCTGGCAGCATGCACGACGGAGCAGGAGCGGCAGCGCCTCATCATGGAGACGCTGAACGGCACATACAAGGACGCGGCCGGCACATACAGGGAAACCAACAAGGACGTCATCGCGGCGAACCGGGCGCATGAAAGGCTGACCGGCGCGATGGCGGAGCTTGGGCGGGTCGGTGAACCCATCCTGACGGATATCAAAAACAAGGTAGCCGACATGGTGACATCTGCTGTCCCCTATCTGCAAAACCTGATAGCCAAGGTCAAGGACACGGGCAAATGGATCAGGGACAACAAAACGACCATCCACAACTGGGGAGCCGCCATCACAGCGGCCACGGTCACGGTCGGCGCTTTCCTGCTTGTGCTCAAGTGGGGCGCTATCATGGGCGCGGCGACCAAGGCGGTCAAGGCCACACGCGCGGCATTGATTCTGTTCAACGCAACGCTTCGCGCAAACCCCATCGGCCTTGTGATCAGCCTGCTTGCGGGTCTTGTGGCCGGGTTCATTTACCTCTGGAACAACAACAAGGGCTTTCGCGACTTCTGGATCAAGATGTGGGCGAAAATCAAGGACGCAACAGGCTCTGCAGTCAAGTGGATCAAGGGCAAGCTCGGCGATTTCAAAGCGGCGGTCAAGACCGTGCGCGATGCGTTTTCATCCATCCAGAAGGCCATAGCCGACAAGATGGAGGACGCGAGGGCGAAGGTCAAGGGTGCTGTGGACAAGATCCGAGGCTTCTTCCCGCTCAAGGTCGGTAAGATATTCAGCAACCTCAAGGTGCCGAAAATCGACATCAGCGGCGGCAAAGCGCCGTACGGCATAGGCGGCTTCGGAAAGAAGCCCAACATAGACGTCAGGTGGAATGCGCAGGGCGCGGTGTTTGACCAGCCCACGATCTTTTCCACCCACCGTGGCTTTCAGGGCGTCGGAGAAGCGGGTGCTGAGGCAGTCGCGCCGATTGGCACGCTGCAAGCTTACATCCGCGATGCTGTCAGTGCGCGTGATGAGGCCATCGTCCGCGCGATGATCGAGCAGAACAGGATCATGATGGACTTCTTGCGGCGCGTGATCCCGCGAGACATCCGCATGGATTCCGGTGCGCTGGTCGGGGAGCTGATTCCGGCCATTGATACGGGGCTGAATGACCGGTACACGCATACGATGCGCGGGAATGTGCGATGAAAAAAGGAAGGCTGGGTGCCTTCCTGGTTAATTACTGATTCCTCCATTCCTCGATATTCGCAAGGATGGAGATACTTCCGTCCGATGATTTTGATACGGCTATGATGTGCATTTCGTATCCGCCGCTGCGGAGCAATTCATCGTCTAGAACCTTGAACATAACCCGAATATCATCTCTGCCCACCATGTCCGTAAGGTTCAGAACGGCTTGATAATGCAGAAGGATGATATCCCTTGCCTGCATCAATTGATTCAAGGATTCCTCACTTCCGTCTTTTTGCAGAGCGTACAGCGCGGATGCTAGACCATCAATGGCGACCTCAATCACGATGTTCCCGGCATCCTTGTTGTCGATGACTTTCACATGGTCGTAACCGTTCAGGATAGCGTTGCCCAAAAGAAGCTGAATGTCCTTTTGAGCAGAGAATCCGTGTTCAAGCGATGACTGGAGCATGGACTGAACGGTTTCACGACTTACCGGAACGCCGACCGATTCCGAACAGACGGACACAGGGTTCGCACACAGGAGCAGGACATACACGGACACGATGAACAACAGTTTTCTCATATGAACGCCTCCTTTTCTGCCATTATAGGGCGCATTGAGACGGCGTTCAACGAAATCACACGGTTTTGTCAATTTCTACAAAGCAGCACATTTCCTTATGTAGAAACGACAAAGGAAGATAGGCGGTGATACTTTGGCTGACATTTTTACGCTGGTCGGAAGAATCGCAATCGACAACTCGGAAGCGAATACGAGCATAGACAACACAACGCAAAAAGCAAAAGACCTTGGCGATGAACTGGATGAAGCGGGAAAGAGCGCGGACAGTTTTTCTGAAAAGGCTGGTGAAAAGAGCAAGTTCGGTGCAGCGTCCGTATTCATGGGAAGCATACTCGCTGAGATGGCGACGAGCGCAGCAAAGCTGGCCACCAATCTGATCAAGACCGGAATTGGAATGGCAAGCGAATTGGAGCAGAGCATCGGTGGCGTTGAAACGCTGTTCGGAGATGCTGCCATTCAGGTATTTGAAAACGCGGACAAGGCATACCGGACGGCAGGCATGTCCGCAAACGAATACATGGAAACCGTGACGGGCTTCGCTGCGGCGCTCAAGCAAAGCGTGGCCACGGAGGAAGAGGCAGCCCGGATTGCGGACATGGCCATCATCGACATGAGCGACAACGCCAACAAGATGGGCACAAGCATGGAATCCATACAGAATGCCTATCAGGGCTTTGCCAAACAGAACTACACGATGCTGGACAACCTGAAGCTCGGATATGGCGGAACGAAGGAAGAAATGGAGCGCCTTCTTTCAGACGCAGAGGCGCTTTCCGGTCAGAAGTACGAGATTTCGAGCCTGGCCGACATGTTTACAGCAATCCACGTCATCCAGCAGGAGCTTGGTATCGCCGGAACGACAGCCGAGGAAGCGTCTACAACCCTTTCCGGATCGGCCAGCGCAGCAAAATCCGCATGGGACAATTTCATGTCCAACACCATGCTGGACGCCATCCCGAAGCTCACGGATGCGATCGGATCAATCACCATGTGGATGGAAAAAAACCCGGAAAAGATTGATAAGATATCCAACGCAATCAGCTCGTTTGCATCGGCTGGATTTGAAGCACTCAGCAATGCGCTCAAATGGCTGCTCGAAAACGGAGACAGCGTTGCAATGATCCTTGGCACTATTGCAGCTGCGCTTGCGACCGGAGCAATTGCAACGCATCCGTACGCTGCGGCAATCATGGCCGTGGCTGCCGGTCTTGCCTACCTGAACAGCGAAGCCGGTAAAAATCGTGGAGAATTCAAGCATATGTTTGACGGTTACTCGGAGGATGAGCTGAAAACCCTGCAAAGATGGGTGGACGCAGCAAACGAAGCCAAGCGCGCTGAAGATGCGTACATGGAATCACTCAGCAATGAGGATTATGATGCGTATGATTCGGCATGGAAAAGAGCGGACACCTTGCAGCAGGAAGTACAGTCCATAAACGGCCTCATGGATGCATACAGCCGATACGAAACCGCTAACGGGTACGGAGGCGGAAACGATATGCATCTGGATGTGCCGATACAGGTATCAGAGGACTCTGAAAGCAACATTCAGGCATCGCTTGACGGCATGACCCTGGAAGGCGTCGTGAAGCTATACCCGGATACAACCAGTATGAATACGCTGTATTCCATCGCTACAGGAAATGGAATTGACGGCAGCCACGCAAGCGGCCTTGAATTCGTACCACGCGACAACTACATCGCGCGGCTGCACAAGGGCGAGGCCGTGCTGACCAGCAGCCAGGCGGACACATGGAGAGGCGGCGGCATGGGCAGCGCGGACGTAGGCAGGCTGGAATCGTCCATCAACGCCATGACCGGCATGCTGCAGCAGCTTGTGGCAAACAGCAGCGGAACGCAGATCGTGCTCGACAGCGGCGTGCTGGTCGGTCAGCTTGCCCCGGCGCTGGACACGCAGCTGGGCACCATCAGCACGCGAAAGGGAAGGAGGAATTGACATGCGCGGCGTGATCCTGAACGACCGGCATACATACCGCGACTGGGGACTCATCATGAAAGCGCGGCCAAAGGTTTCACCGCCCGTACCGAAAACCAAACTCGTTGAGGTGCCCGGAAGCGATACACCCATCGACCTGACGGAAGCACTGACGGGGGCTGTCCACTACGAAATGCGCACGATCAGCTTTGAATTCGTCATGATGGCGGGGCGCGCACGGTGGACGACCATCTACGCCGATATCCTCAAGGAGCTGCACGGAAAGCGCGTGCGCATCATCATGGACGACGACCCCAACTATGTGTACACGGGGCGCATGGCGGTCGGCGACCTTGAGCCGGACAAGAGCATAGCAACGCTGACCATGGAGGCCACGGTGGAGCCGTACAAGCGGGAGCGATACGGCGAAGGGCGGTGCCTGTGATGGTCAAGGCATACATCGACGGGAAGCTGCTCTACGACCCAGGAAGCGGAGAGCTTGCGCACACCATCCTCTCCCCCAGGCTCGACCTGGACATCAACGGAGCCGGTTCGTTCTCGTTTGTCATGCCTCCGGGCAACGCACTGTATGACGGCATCCGCAAGATGCGGAGCATCGTCACGGTCACGATGGACGATGATACCATCTTCCGCGGCCGCGCGGCGAACGAGGAGACGGACACCTACAAGCAAAAGGAAGTATACTGCGAGGGCGACAGGTCGTTCCTTCTGGACAGCGTTTCCTCGCCGCAGACCTACACCGGCAATGTACAGGCGTATTTCCGCCAGCTGGTGGAGAGCCACAACGCCCAGGTGGAGGCGGAAAAGCGGTTTACGGTCGGCGTCATCACGGCGGTCAGCAACAGCCTGACCATGGAGGCCGAGGACAAGGACTACGGAGATACATGGTCACGGATGGAAAAGCGGCTGCTCTCCGCATACGGCGGCTGGATTCGCACAAGGACGGAGGGCGGCGTCACTTACCTCGACTGGTTGACCAAGGAGGGCAGCGCCACAGAGCAGGACGTGCAGTTCGGCGTCAATCTGCTGGACATCAAGGACAAGCTGGACGCCAGCCGGGTGTTCACCCGACTCATCCCGCTGGGCGAATCGACGGTGGACGAAAACGGCGAGCAAACGCCGCCCGTGACCATCGAATCCGTAAACGGCGGGCTGAACTACATCCGGGACGACGCAGCCGAAGCGCTGTACGGGAAAATCTGGCGCACGCAGACCTGGCCGGACGTGAGCGACCCGGCAATCCTACTCACAAAGGCGCGGGAGTTCATGGCGACCGGCATCGCCGTTCAGTCCCTCACGCTGCAATTCGTGGACATGCACTTCACGGACAGCAGCAAACGGCGCGTGCTCATCGGGGATCACCCGCGCATCACGTCCGAGCCGCACGGCCTGAGCCTGTCCCCCATCTGCGTGACGGCGTCGCTCGACCTGGTCAATCCGGAAAAGAGCACCTACACCTTCGGCGAGGCGCCAAGGACGCTGACGGAAAACGTCATCGAGGTGGATGAGGACGTATCCGGCGTGACGGGGCGTCGCGGAGGCGGCGGAAGAGGCGTTAAAGAGGAGCTTTCCGAAGTCCTTCGATGGGCGAAAATCCGGGTGGATGAGGCCAACGCGAACATCAACCTCAACGCCGGGGAAATCAACAAGCTGACAGGCAGAATGAGTCAGGCCGAAATCGACATCGACGGCGTGAACGCCAAGATCCTGCTCAAGGCGGACGCAACCATTGTAGACGATCTTGGCACAAGGGTCAGCAGCGCGGAAATCTCCATCGACGGCCTGAATTCCGAAATCGCGCTCAAGGCTGACAAGATCACGCTGCAGGGGTATGTGACGGCGACGCAGCTCAAAACAGAGTTTTCGAATTTTGAGAGCGGCATATCGGACAGCCTGTACGTCCGGGCGCTTAGTTCGTCCGGTTTTGAATGCACAAGCTTTACATACAAAGGCAGCGGCATGAGCCTCAAAAGCGCTTCGTTTCTGACATCCAGCACATCCCTGACCGTTAATTCCACTGGAGGCACAGTGACGGGCGTGACGCTGAACAAAAAGACGAACACAATCTACTACATGAGCTGGGAGTGATTGAGCATGACGATTGAAGAGGTGCTGCGCAGCACGATCCCGATGCTGAATTCCATTCACGTCCTTGGCGCGGAAACCGGCATCATGGAAGCGGTGAAAAAGAACATCATGATGGCTATTTCGGCCATTGACAAGGCAAAGGAGGAATCACAGCGTGAAGATCACAACGAGCAAGGGAAAGACGTTTGACATCCTGTTCATCAGCACGGGCGCTACATTCGCCAATCGCACCCTGATTGAACTTGATGACGGGCGTGCGCTTTCCGAAGTCGCTGCGGACTTTGAAGGCCTCACGACGATCACGAAAACGGACGAGCTTCGCCCGGGCGTGAGCGAGGTATACAGCGGATACACGCGTCTTGTCAGCGCGCAGAGGAACGCGGAAACCGGAACCGTCCGCCTGATGCTTGAAAAGGGTGATGCGGTATGAGCGACATTGCACAGAAACTGAGATATGCCGTCGATCTTTACAAGCCGGTCAAAAAGACCTATATCGACACGCTGTTCGCCACGAATGACAGCGATGCGCACACGTTTGAGATTGACATGTACGCGGACGGGAAAACGCACGCGCTGCCGGACACGGCAGCGGCCAAGGCTTACTTTATCCGGTACTGTGACAATACGACCATCCTGCTTGACGGCAGCGTCAGCGGTAACGTGATCAGCGTGACGCTGAAAAGCGCATGCTACAACAAGCCCGGCCAGTTTGCTCTGGTCATCAAGGCCGTGACCGGGACACCGAAGAGCACGGTGTTTTACGGCGAAGGCGCGATCTATACCAGCAGCACGGACAGAATCCTCGACGATGAGCACATCATCCCGTCGCTCGACGATCTGCTTGCGCAGATCGACGCGATGGAAGCGGCGACGGCTGCGGCAAACACGGCAACGGGAAACGCGAACACGGCGGCAGGCGACGCAAATACCGCAGCAGGACAGGCTAACACGGCGGCAGAGACGGCGAACACCGCCGCGCAAGGAGCGTCCGGCTGGGCGAACGCCACCATGACGGCGACCGGCCTGGCCGCAGGAAGCGCGCCGACGGCCACGGTCACGACGGCCAGCGACGGCCACAAGGTCATCACGCTGGGCATCCCGCGCGGCGACACCGGCGCGACGCCGCAGATCAGCGTGGAGGTAACGACAGGAGCGGCTGGGAGCGAAGCAAGCGTCAGCGTGAGCGGAACGGCGGAAAACCCGGTGATCCACCTGACCATCCCAAAGGGCGACACGGGCGACATCGGCGCACTGACGATCAACGGCAAGACACCGGACGCAAGCGGCTCGGTGACGCTGACGGCTGCTGATGTCGGTGCGCTTGCATCCGGCGGCACGGCAGCGGACGCAAGCAAGCTGGGCGGCGTGGCAGCGTCTGAATACGCCACGCACGATGACGTATCCACTGCGATCACGGATGCGCTGAACGCGATTCAAAACGCATCGGGGGTGAGCTTCTGATGGCAAACGAGTATTTTGTAAACAGTACCGACCTCACTTCCGTGGCCGACGCGATCCGGACAAAGGGCGAGACGACGGAGAAGCTTGTGTTTCCGGGCGGATTTGTCGCCGCCATCGAGACCATGGAGACGGGCAAAACCGGAGCGACGCTGACGGTGACAACGCCCGCGGAAGGCATCACGGTGACGGTTACCAAGGGAGAGCTGAGCTATACAAAAATAACCGGAGCGGATGGTACCGCAGTATTTTCGGGACTCGAAACCGGAACGTGGACGATCACGATCAGCGACGGGTCGCAGACGGCAACCGGAACGGTTGATATCGATGCGGACTATGCGGCGAATATGACGTTTTTTTCGGCGACGATCAATGTGACGTATCCGACAGGTCTTGTGTGTACGGCTACGGACGGCGTGACCACACTGACAGCACCGGACACGAGCGGCACATGGGCTTGTATCGTGCCGAATGCGGGTACGTGGACTGTATCGATGGATAATGGGTTTTCCGAGAGTGTTGAAATCACGCAGAGCGGAGAAGTTAAGACAGTTGATAAATGGTATTTGTATAAAAGCGGAGACGAGCGCACTTCCATTACTGGTGGCTGGCTAAATTACTATAATAAAGGCGTCAGTAAAAATACTGATAGCATAAGCATAACAGCAGTAACAGGTACTGAATCGCGTTATAGGATACGTACAAATAGTACCATTAATTTAGCACCGTACAAAACAATGTATATTGAATGTACGCATGGCAATTCTGGTACATACAATAATGGAGGTGTTATTGTATCGACGTCGAGCGGTAAAGGTTCGTATCCTGAAGAGGGTGGCGATGCTGTAATCGTCGCACCAAAAACAAACGCAACAAAAGTAATATATAGCGTCGATATTGAAAATTTGAGTGGAAACTATTATATTTTCGTGACATCTGGATATCAGGCGAGTTTCACGATGTATAGGCTATGGGTTTGTTAAAGTGAGGAGATTACAATGAGCACGATTTTCATTGATGACGACTATAAGTGCCACGTCTCTGACGACGGTACCATGACGCCCGTGGAGACGGACTTTTTTGACGGCAAGTGCTCTGCGTTTATCGAAGGGTACAGGTATGTCCCCTCCGGCTGCACCTGGACGCGCAGCGACGGCGAGGTGTTCCGCGGCGAGATGGTCGCTCCGTGGCAGGACATCCGCGAGCTGAGGCTTGCCCAGCTGGAGTACGAGAACGAGCAGCTTGAAAAGAGCGTTCACGAGCAGCAGGCAACGACGGACGACATGATTCTGATGATGGCCGAACTGATTGGAGGTTAAAACATGAAAACACTGAGCACGATCAAGCTGCGCATCATGGTGCGCGCGTTCCGCATCCGCATCGCCAATGGCGAGGCATTTGAGGACATCGCCGCCGACTACCCGGCGCTGACGGTGGACGACCTTGACGCCATCCGCGAGGCGCTGAACGCGGAGTAAGCCCTCTCCGACCCTTCGGGTCACCTCCCCCATAGGGGGAGGCAAGTGGGGCTTGGATCTCTAAAGCAGAATAAAAACCGACCCGCAGCACCACCAGAAAGGACATGCCATGAAAGGCATCCGATTCGGCGGCCTGCACTCCTTTGACGACCTTGGCCTGATCCTTGGCAAAAAGGAGCTTGGCGCGCCGACTGTGAAAACAAGCAGCATCGACATCCCCGGCGCGGACGGAGAGATCGACCAGACTGAATTCTTCGGCGAACCGAAGTACGAAAACCGCACGCACCGGTTTGATTTTTCGACCATCGTGCCGCATAGCGAATTCCCGTCAGCCTATTCCCGCGTGCTGAACGCCCTGCACGGAAAGAAAATGCGGATCATCGTCGAGGATGATCCGCTTTTCTATTGGATTGGCCGCTGCCATGTATCCAGCTTTACCGGCGAAAACGGCGTCGGAAAGATCAGCGTGGAATGCGACTGTGCGCCGTACAAACTGAAGAAGGACATCACTGTCGTCGCGCAGGCCGTGAGCGGCACACAGGCCATCACCTTGACAAACGGCAGGAAACGCGCCGTTCCGGAGGTTCAAGTGTACACGGAGAGCGGGAGCCTGCGCATCGAGCACCAGGGCAGCATATGGGATTTGGGCACCGGCTCCTATACCCTGCCGGAGCTTGAGCTTGTGGAGGGCGACAACCTGGTCACCGTCACCGGCACGGGCACGGTCACGTTCTCCTGGCAGGAGGGTGAGCTGTGATGTACCGCGTATACACAGACGGCATGCTGCTGTACCACAGCAATTTGGAAAACCTTCGGATATTTGGCGCGACGCTTGAGCTTGAGATCAACAAGACCGGCAGCTTCAATTTCACCGTGCAGCAAGATCACCCGCGATACGACCTGATCCGTCGCATGAAGAGCCTCATCACGGTATACCAGGACGATGACCTGATCTTCCGCGGCCGCGTGCTCGACGATTCGACAGGGTGGAACAACGAAAAGAAGGTATCCTGCGAGGGCGAGCTGGCCTTCCTTCTGGACAGCCAACAGCGCCCCTATGAGTATTCCGGCACGATTGCCGGATACCTGAATCTTCTGATCGACCGGCACAACGCCCAGGTGGAGGAAAGCAAGTGGTTTACAGTCGGCCATGTGACTGTCGTGGACGCGAACGACTACATTGTCCGCTCCAATATCGACTATGTGGACACCTGGACGGAGATGCAGGACAAGCTGATCAAGCTCCTGGGCGGGTACATCGTCGTTCGTCATGAGGGATGGATCAACTATATCGACTACCTGGAGGATATCACGCTGCTTTCCCCGCAGAAGATCGAATTCGGCAAAAACCTGATATCCCTTGAGCGCATACGGAAGGGCACGGACATCGGCACGGCGGTCATCCCCCTTGGCGCGAAGCTCAAGGACGCGGAAGGCAAGGACACCGACGTGCGCCTGACCATTGAAAGCGTAAACGACGGAAGCGACATGCTGCTGGACGCTGACGCCATAGAAGAGTATGGCACGATTGTCAAGACGGTCATCTTTGACGACGTGACGGAGCCGACAAACCTGCTTACAAAGGGGCAGGCATACCTTGCAGGTCTTGTCAAGCTGCCGGACACGATTGAGCTGACGGCGGCTGACCTGGCGACGACGGGGCAGGATATCGCCTCCTTCCGTCTTGGAACCTATGTGCGCGCGGAGAGCAGGCCGCACGGGATTTCCCAGCTCTTCCTGGTCAGAAAATTATCCGTCGATCTTCTCTCCCCTGCAGCAAACAGGATGACGCTTGGCGCGGCGCGTGACGGGCTGACGGGCGCTGTGACGGGCGTGACGAACGCGCAAGGGGAAATCCTCAAGACGGTCGAAAGAACGGCACAGGCGGCAGCGGAGGCCGCCTACAACGTCGAGCAGAACGCGCTTGCATCCATCCAGATGAGCGAGGAGAACATCCGGGCAACCGTTGCAGAGAACTACTACCTGAAGGACGACACGGACGCGCTGATTTCCTCCGTCTCCACGCAGATCGAGCAGACGAAGGAAAGCGTGGAAATCCAGTTCAACCGGTTCAGCGCTGACGTCGAGGCTGTGGCTTCTGGAACGGACGCGGGCTTTGAGGAAATCCGCAAGTATATCCGATTCGTGGACGGCAAAATCCTGCTTGGCGAGGTCGGCAACGAGCTGGAGCTTGAGATTGCCAAAGACCGGATCAGCTTCCTTCAGGATGGCGCGGAGGTGGCCTATTTCAGCAACCGCAAGCTCTACGTCACCGACACGCAGATCCTGCACAGCTTGCAGCTTGGGAATTTCGCCTTCATGCCCAGGGAAAACGGGAATCTGAGCTTTAAGAAAATCTGACGGAAGAAGCGTTTCTGACCTCTTGATAAGGAGGTCAAACCATGGCATCATCCGGCACCATTACGCAATCCATCCGTACGGGCTATCAGCTGAAGATCGCCTGGTCGGTCGGAAGCCAAAGCGTGGCGAACAACACATCCAGCGTCACCGTCAAGGTGCAGCTGGTGAGCACGGGCAGCAGCTACACAATCAACTCCAGCGCAAGCAAATCCGGCAGCGTTACGATCAACGGGACGAAGTACAGCTTTACCTTCTCCGCTGCGCTGTCCGGCAACCAGACAAAGACGCTGTACGCCAAGACCGTCACCGTCTCCCACAATGCAGACGGCACGAAAACATGCTCCTTTGCCACGACATGCGGCATCAACGTCACCCTGGGCGGCACATACTACGGCAACGTCACGGCATCCGGCAGCGGCACATTTGACACCATCGCCAGGGCGAGCACCATTTCAAGCGTCACGGCCTCCGTCGCCATCAACGGCAGCAACGCCGTGACGGTGAGCATCACACGGGCGTCAAGCAGCTTCACGCACACGGTCGTCTTTTCCTTCGGAAGCTATTCAAAGACCGTGACTGGCGTGGGTACATCTACCAGCTACGCCATCCCGACCAGCTGGATGAACGCCATGCCCAGCGCGACCAGCGGCACGGCCAAGGTTACGGTCACGACGTACAGCGGCAGCACGAAGATCGGCACAGCCGTCAGCAAGAATTTCACCGTGACGGTGCCTTCATCCGTCGTTCCGACGATCAGCAGCGTGACGATGGCCGAAGCGGTTTCCGGACTGTCTGCGAAATTCGGCGCGTATGTCCAGAACAAAAGCAAAATAGCCGTCAAAATCACGGCGGCAGGGGCATACTCATCCACCATCAAGTCCTACAAGACCACGATACAGGGTGCCAGTTTCACGGCGGCAAGCTTTACGAGCGGCACCCTCACCAAGAGCGGCACATCCACGGCCACCATCACCGTGACAGACAGCCGTGGCCGAACCGCCAGCACCACACGGAGCATCACAGTCGTCGCCTATGCATCACCAAAGATCACCGCCTTTCAGGGCTTCCGCTGTCTCGCGGACGGAACGGAAAACTACGATGGCACATATCTCAATTCGAAATTGAGTTTTGCAATTTCGTCCGTAGGCAGCAAAAACGACAAGAGCTATACCCTGTCATACAGGCCGAAGAATACGGAAGCATGGTCGGACTTGACAATCGGAAGCGTTTATGCACATTCCGGCAACATCGTCAGCGCATCCGGCATCCTGGGCATTGACAAGAGCTTTGACGTTCGGCTTACGGTCACGGACTACTTTTCCACCGTGCAGAGCGTGATTGAGATTCCCACGTCGTTTACGCTGCTGGATTTCAACGCTTCCGGGCGCGGCATTGCCTTCGGCAAGGTCAGCGAGGTCGACGGCATGGAAGTTGACCTGGACATGAGCATATACCGCAACGTATACATGGGCGGAAGCAAGCGGTCGGACGACGAAAAGAACATGTATTTCCAGGCCAGCGAGACAGCGGCCAATCCGCACAACTGCAAGCTGTACGGAGGAAACGGCGCAAGCGCAACCTCTATTGGCTGCTGGGACAGCGCACGATCCATCGGCATATGGCGATACCTGTCCGGAACAAAAAACATGGTGATTGACGGAAACGTCAGTTTGACGCACGGAAACGGAGGCAATGCGTTTGTCACATCCGGCGCGGTGACACACGGAAGCCGGTCTGGACGGGTGCAGTTTTCCAATGGGCTGCTGCTGCAATGGGACACGGAGAGCATCACGCCAGCTGCGAACACGCCGACGAAAAAGACCGTGACATTTCCAATCGCATACACGGATACGCCGGTTGTAATCACCACCGCACAAACGGCCGTGCCTGGAACATCCGTCACAGGAACGGCTGCGGCCAGCATCACGGCGACCGGATTTGACTGCTACGTCACCCGAACAGGCACCACAGCAACGTCGGTCGGATGGCTGTCCATAGGATATAAGGGATAAAAAACATACTGGAGGATAGACCCATGACCATCTATCAGGTACTCTGTCTTTTTTCTGTTCCTGCTCTACTTGCGGCGATTTTCAAGCATTTTTACAGCCAGATGCGTGAGACGCAGAACGGGCTTACGGCCATCAAAGCCGGACTTCAGGCTCTTCTTCGTGCGCAGCTGATCGCCGACTACAACAAGTGGAGCGAAAAAGGATATGCGCCCATCTACGCGCGGGAGAATTTTGAAAACTGCTGGAGGCAGTATCACGCGCTTGGAGCAAACGGCGTGATGGACGACATCAGAAGAAAGTTTCTGGAATTGCCAACGGAAGCAAGTGAATAAAAGAAAGCCCATGGCGTTTGCCATGGGCTGTTTTTCTGTTCTTTGTGTTTGTATTTAATTATTGTTCCGTTCGGCTCAATAATTATGTACAACTACATTTTCAAAAAAATATGATGTCCATAATTCTCTTTTCATCCTTTGACCATACAACATGAATCTCTTCGATGATAGAGCGCCAGAAGGATCGCTTGTGCTCTCCGTCCAGTTCTTTATAGATTTCCTTCCATCCGCTGGTCAGTATGGACTGGATTTTTTCATAGTCCGGCTCATTGTCATGCTCAGACTGTTCTTTTTCTGCGGCATGAATTCTATCCATCAGCGAATCATAGCTTTTGTCGTATTCTTCGACGCTCTTGATTCGGCCTTTTTGCCATGCATAATTCAGCCGATCAAGCTCTGCTGTCAATGCTTCAATGTCGTGCTTCAATACCTTTTCTTCGGACGATTTGACGCTGATCACCTGAATCTTTTTGTTTTCAACTATGGATTCGAGCTGATCCAGGAGCATTTCTTCCAGCCTATACTCCTGAACGATGTTGTTATAGTCACATTGATGGTTGATACGCGCCCTTGTGCATTTATAGGCCAGATAGCTTCTGCGCTTTTCACGCTTGCCTGTTTCCTTGTTTGGCCGTGAGTAGCAATAATACTTACCACCGGAAAGCCTGTTCCCGCAATGTGGGCATCGGATCAGGCCGGTAAAAATATATGTGCGTCGTTCCGTCGTGCGCGGATTGCGCGAGATGATCCTCTGAAGCTGATTGAATTCCTCTCTGGTGATGTACGGTTCGCAGTAATTCGGATTCCCTTTGTACGTCCCGCAGATCATTTCATTCTTGAGTGCGTTCATCACGGAGTTATACATAAAATCTCTTCCGTACTTCTGGTTGATAAAGATCATACCTGCACGAACGGAATGGTTTGTCATGACATGGTCAATCAGGTCACGCATGATGTCATCGTCGCGCTTTTCGATGTACTTGTGGCGTTCGCCTTCTTCCGGCTGCCCGACCGTATAGCAAAACGGGAGGCACTGAGAACCAAAGAGCGGTTGACCGGTTTGAATTTTGTACTCATTCACCATTCGGATGCGTTCTCCATCCTGGTCGGCTTCAAACTGCGCCATGGTGAGCTTCATGTTCACAAAGGCTTCTCCGCTGGCCGTGGACAGGTCGTATTTCTCCTCTGTCGCCGTCCAGATTACGCCTCCGACGGACAGGCGCTTCATGCACTCATGGTATTCTGCGACGGAGCGGAAGAAACGGTCTAGCTTGATGAAGATAATTCTCCTGAATTTTCTCTGCTCCGCATCCTGAATCATGCGCTGGAGTTCCGGCCTGTTTTTGATTAGCTTTCGCCCTGAAACTCCCTCATCCTGGTACCACTCCACGATTTTCATGTTATTCTCATCAGCAAAATCCTGAAGTTTCTTCTTCTGAGCTGCAAGCGATATGCCGTGCAGCTTTTGCTCCGTTGTGGATACTCGGATATAGGCGGCAACCTCCTCGATATACGATTCCCTTTTTCCATGCTCTTCGATGATTGACATGTTTTCTCTCTCCCTTTGTCCTCCATTTTTTCAAATCTCTATCTTCATCTGAACAATCGATGAATCCATATGAATCCAACGTCCGAATTCATCTTGTCGATGACCAGCGCGGCGATGATGACCAGCAAGGACGCTGCCAGGCTGAAAGCCAGCACAGAAATGATACGCATGCGCCTTCTGGCCAGCGCCTTCATGTCGCTGACCGTCTCCCTGATCCGAGCTATGGTTTCCTGGTTGTTCCTGTTTTCCGCTTCCAGCCTTGCCATGGTATCAGACAGATGCGCGTTCTTTTCCTTCATCGTCATTTCATCCTGCGTGTCGTGCGTGCATGTCAGTTCGTCGCGTCTGCATCCGGACAACACACAGAGGATGGGCAGGATCGTGGACAGCCGACAATCGGACATATCGGCCGAAAACATTCTGTCCACGGTGCCCTTCGGCACGCCGGATCGGTCTGCAATCTCCCCGCTTGACAGGCGAAGGGCATCCTTGCGGATTTTGCACCATGCAATCAGTTCGTTCGGCGGAAGCGTTGCCAGATATGGGAAGCAGTCCTTCCCTGCGTGCGTACAGTTTTTGCAATCTTTCATATGCCGTCTCCTTTCTCACAAGTGAATACGCCTATTCGCATATATGAAGCAACGCACTCACATATGTGTATTGAACAAAAAATCCATCCGATGTATCCTGTAACCAGGTCAGAAACGGCCTATCTTCCAGGGCTGCGGGAGCGCTTATGGTGGTGCTGCGGCGCTCCCGCGGTTTTTCATCAAAGCAGAATTTTCCGAATTTGTATATTAGTGTTGCAAGGGCGAAAACATTTTTGTAGTATAACAATTAGAACGAATGTTCTATTCCTCAACTGTATGAAAGGACGATGAATCATGCAACACCTTACGAAGACGGAATATATCAAAGAAATAACTGCCATGATGAAAGAAACAGACGACGTAGTCATGCTTGACCTTATCTGCAAGATGCTCAGACGCGCCCTACTTCACAAGGCTGCGTAACATCGCCGTCACGCCATCAAGCTTCTCTTCGTCGAGCTGATAGAGTAGCTTGACCGCATCGCAAAACTTCTGATCCGCCCCAAGCCTGAACACGATGTCCACAGCGACATCGGTTTTTTCTTTTTTGGCCTCGACCTCCTTATCTTCAATTAAGTCGGACTTCATGATTCCGAAATAGTTTGCAAGCATTTCTACTTTGTCCATGCGTGGATACTTCTTTCCCTTCACCCAATCCGTCAATGTATAGTAACTGAATCCTAGAGCATCACACACGTCACGTCTTGATTTTCCGTTCAGATCCATATACTTCTGAAGGTTGCTTGCAAATATCGATTTGTTGTCCATGATACACCCCCTTTCTGCTTATATTATACACCTAAAGCACAATAAATCAATAAATTTTCAAAAAATATTGTGCTTTAGGTATTGACAAAGATATTTCAGAATAGTATTATTTAGCTGTGCTTAAAGCACAATATCGAAGTGTGACCAACGAAAGGATGTGAAACAATGGAAATCACTTTGAAGGCTGCCAGGGTAAACGCAGGTATGACGCAGATTCAGCTTGCCAAGCTCGTTGGCACCACTAAAAATACCATTTCTAACTACGAAAGGTATATCACTATACCTGATATGGAAATGGGACAGAAGATTGCCGAGGCGTGCGGGTGTTCTGTGAATGACCTGAGATTCACGCGGGAATCGTAAATTTTTTTACTCCGAGATTGTGCTTTTAGCACATTTCTGGTGAGAATAAGAAAGGAGGACGCCATGAACGAATTGCAGGTTTTTGAGAATGAACAGTTCGGCCAGGTGCGAACGGTGCAGAAGGATGGGCAGCCGTGGTTTGTGGCCGCGGACGTCTGCCGGGCGCTTGAACTCGGTCAAGTAACAAACACGATCCGTCGCCTCGATGACGACGAAAAAGCCCTTATTTCAATTAAGGGCATCAGCCGAGGAAATGATCAGGTTTCCATCGTCAACGAACCCGGCCTCTACGCCCTGGTGCTGGGCAGCCGCAAGCCGGAAGCACGCGCCTTCAAGCGCTGGATCACGCACGAGGTGATTCCGTCCATCCGCAGAAGCGGCGGATACATCGCCGGTCAGGAGCGCATGACGGACGCAGAGCTGCTTTCCAAGGCGCTGCTGGTCGCGCACCGGCAGATTGAGGAGCGCAACGCGCAGATTGAGACGATGACGCCCAAGGCGCTCTTCGCGGACGCGGTGAGTGCCAGCAAGACCAGCATCCTCATCAGCGAGATGGCCAAGATGCTCAAGCAGAACGGCGTGGCCATCGGACAGAACCGGCTTTTCCAGTGGATGAGGGAGAACGGATACCTGATCCGCAAGCAGGGCGCGGACTATAACCGGCCTACGCAGCGGAGCATGGAGCTTGGCGTGCTGGAAATCAAGGAAACGGTGATCACCCACGCGGACGGGCATGTGACGGTCAACATCACGCCCAAGGTCACCGGCAAGGGACAGCAGTATTTCATCAACAAGTTTCTGCGCGACAGGTGCAGCTGAGAGAAAGGAGTGGCCGCAATGACAACACTCAGCGGCAACGTGCCCAGCGCGGAAAGGATACTCACGCTTCTGGCCAGGCTGTACGCTGACCAGTGCGGCGTGAAGGCCACGGTGAACGTGGTGGATACAAAACATACAGAGAGGGTGAAGAGTATTGACAGGAATCAGACCTGTGTGCGTGGAGTGTGACAGGACGATCAGCGACGACAGCGCCTTTTACATCGAAAGCGAGTGGGTGTGCGAGGGGTGCATGGAAACCTATAGACGCGATGTGATGGAAGAATGAACAAGCACATCCTCGACAAAGACCTTGCGCACATCCAGATCAGCACGACGTTTATCCCCTATGAGCACGCCGTGAGCACGGAGCGAAGGATTGCTGCCATTGAAGCGCTGAACGATGCCGGATACGACGTGGCCGTGAGGTTATCCCCATATGTTCCACAGTTTGTGGATTATGAGCGGCTGAACGAAATCCGCTGCGACAAGATCATCGTGGAGTTCCTTCGGGTGAACCACTGGATACGGAAGTGGCTTCCGATGGATTACAGCGAGTACACGGTGAAGCAATCCGGATATTGCCATCTTCCGCTTGAAAAGAAAATTGCGTATCTATCCATGGTAACAGGGTTTGACCAGGTGAGCGTCTGCGAGGACGTGACCGAACACTACGCCTATTGGCGAGAACATGTGAACCACAACAAAAACGACTGCTGCAATCTGATGAGGTGATGACCAACGAATGAGAATAGGACTGATCGACGTGGACGGTCACAACTACCCGAACATACCGCTTATGAAGATTTCCGCATGGCACAAGCGACATGGCGACCATGTGGAATGGTATGACCCGATGTTTTCCGGACACATGGACAAGGTATACATGTCCAAGGTATTCAGCTTCACGCCGGATTTCCCATACTACGTTGATGCAGATGAGGTTGTACGCGGTGGGAGCGGCTACTGCATCAGCCTTGTTGACGGGAAAGAAGTATTTGACAAGAGCAAGGACATTCCGCTACCCGACGAGATTGAGCACATCTATCCGGACTATTCTCTGTACGGGATCACGGATACAGCATACGGATTCCTGACAAGAGGATGCCCACGGGGATGCAGCTTCTGTCACGTTGAAGCCAAAGAAGGAAGAGCATCACGAAAGGTTGCAGACCTGTCTGAGTTCTGGAACGGTCAGAAGAACATCGTGCTTTGCGATCCGAACATACTGGCATGCAGGCAATGGAAAGAACTGCTTCAGCAGCTGATTGACAGCAAGGCAAGGGTTGACTTCAACCAGGGACTTGACATCCGGCTGATGACGCCTGAAAAGGCAGAAATGCTCAAGCAAATCAAAATCAAGAGCATTCATTTTGCATGGGATCGGTGGGAAGACAGGGACAACATCATTCCAAAGTTCAGAATGTTCAAGGAAATCGCCGGAATCCGTGAACGTGACCTGATTGTCTATGTGCTTTGCAACTTTGACACTACGCTGGAACAGGACTTGGACAGAATCTATACCATTCGTGATCTTGGATACTGGGCATATGTGATGCTTTACGACAAGGAACACATTCCAAAGGGACACACATATCGAAAACTGCAAAGATGGTGCAACAACAGAATCATCTTCGCAAACTGCAAGACCTTTGACGAGTATCTGAGGAGGTGATGAGCGTGGGAAGATACATCGACCTGAGCGGAGACAGCCGATTCGACCCATACGCCGTTAATCCGTGCAATCGAGGAAGGCCTAGGAAATACGGAAACAAAAAGACCGTTGTGAACGGCATCACGTTTGACAGCCTGCACGAGGCGAACCGATACCGCGAACTGACGCTGTTATGGCGTTCGCATGAAATCCACAACTTGAAGCGCCAGGTGAAATATGAGCTTGTTCCCGCCATCCGGCAAAACGGCAAGGTGATCCAGAGGGCGATCAGCTACTATGCGGACTTTGTGTACATCGACAGCAAAACCGGCCATACGGTCGTCGAGGACGCGAAGGGCTACAAGACCGACGTCTACAAGATGAAAAAGAAAATGATGCTGGACAAGTACGGCATCGAAATCAGGGAGGTATGACCGAATGAATTACATCAAAGCGCAGCGCGAGATATTCAACGCAATGGCAACGGGATGTAGAGTCAGCGGATTTGAAATGGAAGGTGACCGGGTATGCGTGACGACTGACAGATATAAGGCGTATATCTTCCCCGCTGAGATGATCGCATTCAATCCAAGCAAGATGAATCATATTGACGCCATTTCCATCCATGAGCTAATCGTCCCTGAGAACGAGCTGAAACTGACGCCTTTTTCCCGCGGAGAGAAAGCAGGAATCGGCAGGCAAACAATGTACCGACTGTTTAGAGGAAAAGACAAAAACGTCTGGGCGAACGAAAAGTATTTTGAATGCTTCGAGTGCCCGAATTTTTTCCAGGACAAGGAAAACAGGCTTAGTCATATCGTCGTGACGGAATACAGCAGATCCATGGATAAGCACATGCCCGTTGGAATCGTTTTTCCGATCAGGGCACATTGGGACGAAATCGAGATCAGGGAGGTATAACAATGAGAATGAACGACTACCAGGCTGCAGCCGCTCGGACGATCAACTCGGCGCTCTACCCGGAGCAGCAGCTGCACCACGCGTTGCACGGCATGGCCGGTGAGGTCGGCGAGATTCACAGCATCTTCCAGAAGGCATTCCAGGGGCACCCGATCGACAAGGAGCACCTCAAGAAGGAGTTCGGCGATCTTTTGTGGATGGTCACGGAGGGCTGCACGGCAAACGGCTGGACGCTGGAGGATGTGGCGCACGACAACATTGTCAAGCTGCAAGCCAGGTATCCGGAAGGCTTCAGCACGGAAAGGAGCCTGCACAGGAAGGAGGGGGGCGTATGAAGTACCGCGATCAGATGATCAAGGATATCTACACCATTGCAGGACTGCTGGAGGGATTAACCTGTATGGCGGGGCATCCCGTCACAGAATCCATGACCGACGTATTGGCTATCTGCGTCGACAAGCTTGAACTCATGGGCGCTGTGCTGCTTGCAAAGGATGTGACCGACGATGGAGATACAAAAGAAATCCACCCCACCCCGTGACCGTCCCATCAACAAGCGCCCAGGCCGGTGCGTGTGCGTATGCAACGCAAACGGGAAGATCGTATACATCGAAGAATCGTATCTGTCATTTGTAAGGAGGACGGAAAAATGAGCGTTTGCAATATGCTGCTGATTGGCATGAGCGTGCTGCTGATGGCGGCGATCCTCATTCTGATTGTGATTCTGTTCGCTGGAATCACCTATTTTCAGGCCGTGGAATGGAGGGAGAGCCATGAGTGCGCCAGGGCTTCCGTCGACGCCCATACTCGTGCGCGGCGCAGACGCAGGAACGCTGCTTGCTGCGATCCGCGCCAAATGCCTTGACTGCTGCGGCGGCAGCAGGAGCCTTGTGGCCGCGTGCCGGTCTCCTGAATGTGCGCTGTACCCGTACAGAAACCGCACGGCATGCGCACAGGTCGATATGTACGACATGCTTTCAGACGAAAGGAGCAAGTGACATGGATTATACCGTTTATATCTGGCTGTTTTGCCTTCTGATCACCCACACCGTCGCCTATCTGCTGGGCAAGGGCGACGGGAATCAGCATGACCGGATGACCACCGATGACTACATGGAACTGAAGAAGTACGAAATGGACAAGCAGTTCGAGCTGGCGGCGCGGATTGCGGAAATGGAAGGCACGCATGATGAATCTTGACACGGAGGGCGTATACCGCCTGATTCAGGAAATCGTGAAGCAGTCTGCGCGGGACTGGCGCGACGCGATGCGCTGTCTGCGCAAAAACCCGTACAATTTCAAGGCCAACATGACTGCGGTCGAATGCGAACTGTTCTTCATGTCCGACTATTTCTATTTGCTCACCGGCGTGGACGGAGAGCAGTACATGCAGCGGATCGGCCAGCAGTACGGATTTGACGCATAAGGAGGTGACAACAATGAAGCAATCCCCAACCCCTCTGCCCGTGATGCGCGCCCGGAAGGATGAAATCGACAGCATCATCGCCATGTCGTGCTCCCTGTCCAAATTTGTGGAGGCTGAAGAGCGGATGAACAAGCGTCTGCACAGCATCCCCGGAGGATGGCGCGACCTGCGAATGATCAACGCCGTGCTGACAAAGCTGATTCACAGCCTCAAGGCGACGCTTCCCGATGACCGCGCGGACGTGCTGGACAGGCTGCTGCCGGACGTCCGCTTTGCCTACTGGTACAAGGGGCAGATCGGGCGGCATGAGGCCATTAGCGGCATCCGCACCAGCGACCTTAACCTTCTGTGCGCCGCGGCGCATGATGGCGCATGCAAGCTGTGCATTGACGGGCAATGCGACTCCTGCGACCTGGGCAAAGCGCTTGACATGGTTCTGGAGGTTGACAGGGAGCGCGGGCAGAGCTATGCCATGATGGACGTTGGCAACGGATACGACATTTTGCAGATGAAGAAGGAGGTTTGACGATGGGACAGGCGATTAAGATGTGCAGAGGATGCGAAACTCCGAGAGATTGCGATATCTGCAACGACCTTCACAACTGGATTATGGAGCATATGGATACGAAGTGGATCAGCGTGAATGACAGGATGCCGGATGCGTTTCAGCCCGTCATCGTTCACGTTCGGCAAACGGAGAAATGGAGAAACACCGTTCTAACTGAGCATCCGTGGCATGTGGTCGAAGAGGATATCTGGTTGGGCGACAAATGGAGCAACAATGCCGATTCTGATATCCACGAGGTAACGCACTGGATGCCGATGCCGGAGCCGCCGAAGGAGGATTTGGAATGAAAACGCCTGAAGAGATCAAGTATGGGCTGGAATGCTGCGCGCATGGGAAGTGCGCATGGTTAGGCGTTGAATGCCCTTATTTATCAAACGCCATATGCATAAATGTCATGAAGCAGGATGCGCGTGCGTATATCAACGAGCTTGAGGAACGCATCAGCCTGATGAAAATCCAGATGCGCGGGGACTGCGGATGCTGCAAGTACAAGGCAGAAGAGGACGAACCGTGCGTCAGCTGCGTGATGAACGAATCAAAGCCCGCATGGGAATACGAGGGCCTGCCGGAACTTCCGCAGAAAGGAGAAAACGCATGAAACGGAATGAAATCGGACTTGTGCATGATGCGACGAACCTCCGTAAACTGATTTCTGAACATCCTGATCTTCCTATTGTCGTGCTTGCCGGAGAAGAAGCGAATGGCGGAGATTATTGCTGGATGTATTGTTCAAGCATTAGCTGCTGCATTGATTATATTCTCGACACTAAGACACCGTATGACAGCGAATATGTTTTCACGGATAGAGATGAATTTGAGGACAAAGTGGCCGATGCGCTGTATGACGACTACTGCGAAAAGTCTGATGATGAATATGCGGCGGCAATTAAGGCCGAGATTGTCAAGTATGAACCGTACTGGAAAAAGGTGATTGCCATTTATGCTACCAACTGATGAAAAATCCTGCGCAACGTGCAGGCATATGACGCCGATCATCGCTTCTATTCCCTATGCCTGCGCGGACTGCATCCAGGGCGGAGACTGCACGAAATGGGAAGATGCTGGAGGAACAGAACATGAAACAGAATGACGCCATCAGCCGGTTTGACCTGATACACAAAAACCGCGTGCTGTGGGATGTGTGCGTAGACGGGTGGCCTGCGCACGTGGTCACACTCGACGAAGTGATTGATGCCCCTGCGCTGGACGTTGCGCAGGTGGTGCATGCGATGTGGATTCCTCGATACCAATCCGACGGAACGGAGAGCATGTATTGCTCGCATTGCTACACCGACAGGCAAGTTGAGGACATGCTATTCTGCCCCCACTGCGGTGCACGGATGGACGCGCAGGAGGACGAGAAAACCGAAAAATAACGAAAGGAGGCGATCCAATGGCCGACGTGAAGTGGATCAAGATTGTCACGGACATCTTTGATGACGAAAAGATTCTGCTGATCGAATCCATGCCATCGCCGGACAGCATGATCGTGATATGGTTCAAGCTGCTCTGCTTCGCTGGGAAGCAGAACAACAGCGGCGTCATCATGCTCAACGACCGCATCGCCTACACGGACGAAATGCTGGCGACGATCTTCCGCCGAGACGTGAACACGGTGCGCATGGCGCTTAAGGTATTTGAGGAATTCGGCATGATCCGGATTGTGGACGGCGTCATCACCATCCCCAACTGGGGCAAGCACCAGAACCTCGATCAATTGGAGCGAAAAAAGGAATACCAGCGAAAATATATGCGCGAATACCGCGAAAAACAGAAGCTGCTTTCCGACAAATCCGCCATATCAAGCGCGGAAAGTGAAACAAACTGTAAATCTAACAGTAACGCTCATGTTAGCCGCCTAGATAAAGAAGGAGATATAGATAAAGATAGAGATATAGATAGAGAGAGTATACGCGAATCCGTGCCGGATTCCGCTCCCACTCCCACACCCGACAAGCCGAAAAAGCACAAGCACGGGGAGTACAACAACGTGCTGCTGACGGACGAAGAGCTTGATAAACTGAAAGACAGCTACCCGGACTGGCAGGATCGCATTGAGCGGCTGTCTGAGTACATCGCATCCAGCGGAAAGCGGTACAAAAGCCACTATGCCACGATCCGCGCCTGGGCGAAGAAGGACGCACATCCTCAGCCGGTCATCAGGCGGGATCAGTCAGCGTACACCAAGCCGACCAAGGCCGAGGAAATGAACGACTTTTACAACATGGCTGCTGAGTGGGCAGCGGAAGGAGAGAACGGCCATGAAACACGATGACATGAGGCACAACGCATCCGGCTATTTTGACGAAACGGCGCTGAAGGCGATCACCAGCAAGCCGGTTCCGGGCGAAATCTACCGGCACAAGGTGAGCGGCGACCATCTTCTCATCCTGGCCACGTCCGGCAAGGTGAGCGCATGCCTCAAGCTGGTGGAGTATCCGGGCGCGTGGAAAATCCAGGTCAATGGCAAGACGCCGATGTACACAGACCCCGTCAAGATCGGATATTGCTACCGTGAGCTGCTTGACACATACCTTGGCTGCATCCCGGACAGGGAAATGGACGAAGTGCGCAAGGCTGTCGCCGCTGTGCTGGGTATCACGCGGGGTGACAGGCCATGACGAAAGCGGAATTCTCAAAATGGGTGATGGCGCTCAAAACATACTACCCGCGCGAACAGCTGCTGCCCAATGCCCAGGCGATTGAGCTGTGGTATCAGGAGCTGCACGACATCCCCATGCAGGTGGCGGAGGCCGCGCTGCGCAAATGGGTCGCCACCAGCAAGTGGTCGCCCACAATCGCGGAAATTCGTGAAATGTGCGTGGATGTGAGGCGAGGCGACGCGCCGGACTGGTCGGAAGGCTGGATGCGGGTCAACATGGCCATTCAGCGATACGGGCGATACAGACCCGGCGAGGCCATGGATAGCCTCGACCCCATCACCCGCAAGGCCGTCAAATGCCTGGGCTTTCAGAATCTCTGCGACACGGAGGACATCAGCTACTACACGCGGCGCTTCCAGCAGATTTTTGAAACGGAGGCCAAGCGGGAGCAGATGCGCCTGCAGCTTCCCGTGGAGCTGCAGGACGCGATTGCGACGATCCAGGGCGAATTCAGACTGAAAATCGAAAGCGGGGATCATCATGGATAACCGGATATGGAGAATTTTTGCGCGTGGTATGATGTGGGACGGAAATGCGATAGCCTTTGACATGGAGAGGGTCGCGAAGGACGCCGGTCAAGCATGGATGGATTTCGCAAGGGAACTCCCTGCCGTCACATCGTGGGAAAACATCATCGTCGTGGAGGTGGATCAAGATGCGGGAGAAACGGAAGAAGGGCAAGGCTCAGACATACCTGGAGGGAATCCGGAAGCTGGACGTGCAGATTGAATGCCTGATGCACGAAAAGACGATGCTCACCGACATGGCGCTCAGAATCACACCGGCCATGAGCGGAAGCGGAGGTGCTGGAGGCAATCAGGACAAGCTGGGCAGCACCGTGGCCAGAATCGCAGACAAGGAAGAGGAAATCGACAAGGCCGTGGAAAAGCTGGTCACGCTCAAGCATGAGGCCTATACTCTGATGTCCATGCTGCATGACCCGGCGCACATCAAGGTGCTGCACGGGCGATACATCCAGTACAGGAGCTTTGAGAGCATCGCGTCGGATATGGGATACACCTATCGCAATATCTGCTACCTGCACGGACGGGCGCTGCAAGCCTTCGGCAAGGTGCTGGAGGAGCGGACGGGAGAAGGAAAGAAAACGAGGATCGGGTCGCCTACGGCAATCGGGTTGGTGCCGGAGGAGCAAGGGCAATAAAAAGGGCGGCGCAGATTACTCTGCGTCGCCTTCCTGTTTGTCAAGCTCCATCTGCGTCTGGATGGATCGAATGATATACGCCTGCACGGATTCCCCCATGCGTTCCGCATGATCATGAATGGCATCCTTCAGACCTGATTCCTTCGACACCCGAATGGTGATTCTGTCCTGCGTGGCAAGATACCGTTCGTTCGCGGCCTTGCGCTGCTGGTAGTGGTCGCTCACTGTGCAACGACCTCCAGAATGGTGTGGCGCGTGGTCTGCGTGCTGTCCATCCAGACCAGAGCGGGTTCATCGCCCAAGTTAGTCAGCACATCGGACAGTAGGAAATCCTCGCCATCCAGGGTGACGCCGAGATCGTCCATGACATTTCGCCAGGTCTTGCAGGGGAGCTTGACGGTGATCTGATCGTAAATGTCGCTTGCGGGGACGTTGACGGTGTAGACGGGCTGCTTTTCGTGGGCGAGAACGCCGTAGGACTTGAAAATCTTGACTTCCATGATGATGATCTCCTTTTCTTTCTGTTGGTGTTGTCCTTTGACTGTCTATATTATAGCAAAAAAAGGTAAACATGGCAACATGTAAAAATGAACAAAAATAACATGGCAACATGTGTTAATTGGTCAATAGAAAAACATGGCAACATGTAGTATAATAAGACCATAGAAAAGGAACAGAAAACCGACCGAACAACAGGAGGAAACGAAAATGAAGTTCTACTACAACGGCAAGAAGGTACGCACCAGCAAGACCCACATATACACCCACGGCATAATCGATACGACCGGCAAGGTGGTTTCCTGCCATGGTTCGTTAGGGGCAGCAGTCAAGGAGCGCGACGCTCTCGGTTCCTACCACAGGAGACACATCAAGAACTCAGAGGATGCGATCAATGCTCTGGAGGCTGGAAGGGGCTACTACTACTACAAACAGGATAGAATGGCATATAAGGTATCGATCAAGGGAAAAACGGTTGACGAGTACAGGAAGCAGATCAAACATTCTATGGCAATGCTTGAAGTGTACAGCCGCTACCAGATTGTAGAGCTAGAGGCCAGCGACTGATACGACCGATGACGCCGAGCTGGGCGGCGAATCCCCGGCAGAAAGGACGGACAACATGTATATGAGCAAGTTTTTCAAGACGCTTGACGAGGCCGAGGAATTCCGGAAGAAGAACGGCGGAGCGCTGTACAAGCTCAAGGCGCGTGTCAAGAAGGGACAAGGACCGAACAGCTACACAATCGAGGCAATGATGCGCGGCATGACCGAAGAGGAGATGCAAGCTCTTCCGTACTGCATCGCATGGAATCAGAAGTAACAGCAACAACCCGCCCCGGAGATTACGAGGGCAGAAAGGGCACATCATGAACATGCAGAGGCGAAAGCGCATTGAAAATGTCGTCAAAAAGCTGGAGGAGATGCTGGAGGAAATCACGGACATCCATGAGGAAGAGCAGGAAGCATTCGACAATCTTCCGGAAAGCATCCAGGACAGCGAGCGCGGAGAGACAATACAGGAAGCCGCCGATAACCTGGAAAGCGCAGCTTCCAGCATCGAGGAAGCTATCGAATATCTGATCGAAGCCATCGGATGATCATATAGCGAGGCGGAATCCGTCTCGCTCTTTCGTTTTCCGGTAAAAGTTTTCATACTTTTTCATTAAATTTCATACTTTTTCATATTGTTTCATCTTGACAGCGTGATATAATTATAATGCGCAGCGAATAGACGAAAAACGAACAGCCCGACGGTGGACACACTCACCGACGGGCTGTTTGCGTATACAAGACAACCCCGGCGACACGGTGCTGGTCAACTGCATGGGCAGCGGGAGCACGGGCGTCGCCTGCGCAAACACTGGGCGTCGGTTTATCGGAATCGAAAAGGACGAACAATATTTTGAGATTGCAAAGCAGCGTATCGAGAGCGCTGCTTTTTCGTGCAGTAAAACGAAAGGCGGTGAAGATTGTGGCAAAGATGACGGCAAAGCAGCAGATGTTTTGCGACGAATATCTGATCGACATGAACGCGACCCAGGCCGCAATCCGAGCCGGGTACAGCAAAAAGACGGCAAGGCAGATGGCTACAGAAAACCTTGCAAAACCTGTCATCAAGGAATACATCGAAAAAAGGATGGCCGAAAAGGAAGAAGCGCTGATTGCCAAGCAGGACGAAGTGCTCAAATACCTGACCAGCGTGATGCGCCGGGAGCTGACCGAGCACGTCGTGGTCACGCTGACGGAGGAACAATCGACGTATGAGCCGGACATTGAGGGCAAGATGCGAAAACAGACGGTGAAGATTGAGAAGCCGGAAGTCGTGGAGATACCGGCGCGGCTTCAGGACGCGAACAAGGCGGCCGAGCTGCTAGGCAAAGCCTATGCCCTGTTCTCCGACCGCCTGGAAGCGGACATGGACATGGAACTGAACGTCAAGATTGATTATGGTGATGCGCCATGCAGCTGACGATACAGGCAAATCCGTGCTTCCGGGACGTTGACCAGAGCCGCAAGCGATACATCGTGATGAAGGGCAGCGCCGGAAGCGGAAAGAGCGTGGACACGGCGCAGCACTACATTCTTCGCCTCATGCGTGACAAGGGGCGAAACCTGGTCTGCATCCGCAAATCCGACATCACCAACCGGGACAGCACGTTCGCAGAGCTGACCGGCGCGATATACCGCATGTTTGGCGACAAGGCCGACCAGTATTGGAGCGTCAACATGTCCCCGCTCAAGCTCACATGCCGTCACAACGGAAACCAGATCATCTTTCGAGGGATGAACGATGAGCGGCAGCGGGAAAAGCTCAAGTCCATCACCTTCCAGCGCGGAAAGCTGACGGATGTGTGGTGCGAGGAAGCCACGGAGCTGACCCAGGCAGACCTTGAAATCATTGACGACCGTCTGCGCGGCGAGCTGCCGAAGGGACAATTCTACCAGATCAGACTGACCTTCAACCCGGTGAACAAAAACCACTGGATCAAGCGGGTCTTTTTTGATATGCCGGACGACAACGTGCTGACCCATCACAGCACATACCTCGGAAACCGGTTTATCGATGAGGCATACAAGCAGCGCATGGAGCGCAGGAAGATCGTCGATCCGGATGGATACCAGATATACGGCCTTGGCGAATGGGGCGAAATCGGCGGTCTGATCCTGCGCAACTGGGAGGTTCAGGACATCTCCCAGGATTTGAACGACTACGACGATGTGGCCATTGGCCAGGACTTCGGCTTTAACCACGCAAACGCCATCCTGCTGCTGGGCATCCGGGATGACAACCTGTACATCCTGGATGAGGTGTACTGCTTTGAGAAGGAGACGGCAGAAATCATCCCAATGGCCGAACGATTCCCCAAGAACAAGCGCATGTGGTGCGACAGCGCGGAGCCGGACAGAATCAAGATGTGGCAGAAGGCCGGATTCAAGGCAAAGGGCGTGGACAAGGGCGGAAGCAAGGGAAGCATCAAGGCGCAGATCGACTGGCTGAAGGGCGTTGTCACCAAGGACAAGACCATCAAGCGGATGATCTACGTTCACCCGCACTGCGTCAACACCATCAAGGAGCTTCAGCAATGGAAATGGCAGAAGGATGAGCGGACGGGCGTTTACCTGGACGAACCCGTTCCATTTCAGGATGACGCCATGGCCGCGCTGCGATACGGCGTGGAGGGCTGGCGAAAGGCAAAGGGATGGATGGTCTGATGAAAGAAGCAATTCAGATTTTTTTGTTTGGCGTAATGTTCGGCTATATGCTTTGCCTGGTCTTGGTCGTTTTAACGGACATGGACAAACATGAAAGGCGGTGAATCCATTGCTGAGTGTAGAGGAAATCAAGACATTCATCGACAAGGACTGTGCCAGCACGAAAAAGCAGCTGGCCAGGACGGGACAGCGATACTACGAATCGGAGCACGACATCCGGGACTATCGCATCTTCTTCATCGACGCTGACGGAAACGTGCAGGAAGACAAGACCAAATCCAACATCAAGATCAGCCACCCGTTCTTCACGGAGCTGGTCGACCAGGAGGCGCAGTATATGCTCTCCGGCAAGGACGGATTCGTCCGGTCGGACGATCCTGAACTGCAGGGATACCTCGATGAGTACTTCAACGACAACGAGGATTTCATGGCCGAATTGTACGAGGTCATTACCGGCTGCGTGGCCAAGGGCTTTGAATACGCCTACGCCTACAAAAACAAGGACGAACGCACATGCTTCCAATGCGCGGACAGCCTGGGCGTCGTCGAGGTCAAGGAAAAGGAGACTGACGACGGCCTTGCCTATGTGATCTACTACTACAGCGATACCACAGGCAAGGACAAGAAGAAGGTGCGGCGCATTCAGGTATGGGACGCGGCGCAGACCACGTTTTACATACAGGAAGGTGACGGCACCATCCATCTGGACGAAAACGCGGAAATCAACCCGCGGCCGCACGTCATCTGGAAGGAGGGCGACGAAAGCGCAACATACTTTGACGGCTTCGGCTTCATCCCCTTCTTCCGCCTGGACAACTGCAAAAAGCAGTACAGCGGCCTGAGACCCATCAAGGGGCTGATTGACGACTATGACCTCATGAGCTGCGGCCTGTCCAACAACATCCAGGACGCCAACGAGATGCTGGTGGTGGTCAAGGGCTTTGAGGGGGACAACCTCGACGAGCTGATGCTCAACGTCAAGGCCAAGAAGCACATCGGCGTGACCGAGGGTGGAGGCATTGAGACGCACACGGTGGATATCCCCTATCAGGCGCGGAAGGAGAAGCTGGAGCTGGACGAAAAGAACATCTACCGCTTCGGCATGGGCTTCAACTCCGCGCAGATGGGAGACGGGAATATCACCAACATCGTCATCAAGAGCCGGTACGCGCTGCTCGACCTCAAGTGCAACAAGCTGGAAATCCGGCTCAAGCAGTTCATGCGCAAGCTGCTGAAGATCGTGCTTGCTGAAATCAACGACATGCACGGCACGGACTACCAGCAAAAGGACGTCTATTTTGCCTTTGAGCGCGAGGTGATGACCAACGCCGCAGACAACGCGCAGATCGAATTGACGGACGCGCAGAAGCAGCAGGTGCAGATCAACACGCTCCTTGCCCTGGCCACGCGCCTTGATAACGAAACGCTGATGATGAACATCTGCGACGTGCTGGACATCGAATACAACGATATAAAGGACAAGCTGCCCCAGACGGATGACGGAGAAGACCCGTACCAGGTGAAGGCGATGCTTGGCACGCTGCCCACTGAACCGGATGACGGCGGTGACATGAGTGAATAAGAGGGAAAAAGAGGTCTATGAAGGGCTGCTTGACCGGGAAGACCAGGTGCTGCGCGACCTGAAAAAGCAATACGAACGGGCGCTTCGGGACATTGACGAAAAAATCCGTCTGCTGCAAAGCGATGAGCTGACGCAAAGCCGGGTTTATCAGATCAACTATCAAAAGGCACTGCGCGGCCAGGTGGAAGCGATCATTGAAAAGCTGCACGGCGATGAGTACAGCACCATCCAGCAGTACCTGCACGACAGCTACACGGATGCCTATGTGGGCACCATGTATGCCATGAGCGGAAGCGGCGTGCACATCATTCAGCCGATTGACCGGAATGCGGCAGTCAAGGCGGTCGTTACGGACAGCGAACTGAGCACGACACTGTATGGCGCGCTGGGATACGACATGGACATCCTGAAAAAGCACGTCAGAGAGGAAATCACACGAGGCATCGCCACTTCCCTTCCCTATGAGCAGATTGCAAGGAACATCAGCAACTATACGACCCTACCACTATCCAACGCCAAACGGATTGTGCGCACGGAGGGACACCGAATCCAGCAGGCATCTGCGGACGATGCCAGGAACGTGGCGAAAAGCAAAGGCGCGGATGTGGTCAAGCAATGGGATGCGTCCATGGACGGCGCGACACGTCCCCTGCACAGGGAGCTGGACGGCCAGATTCGGGAAACGGACGAACCGTTTGAAGCTGGCGGAAAGAAGGTCATGTATCCGGGGAAGTTCGGCGATCCAAGCCAGGACTGCAACTGCCGGTGCGTGGCGCTGACCCGCGCACGGTGGGCGCTTGATGAAAAAGAACTGGAGACGCTGAAGGAGCGTGCGGCATATTTCGGGCTGGACAAAACGGAAGACTTTGAGGATTACAAAAAGAAGTACCTGAAAGCGGCTGAAGAACAGAAAGGTCTGAGAAAGATTGATTTCACGCCTGCAAAAAACATTGCAGAAGCGGAAAAGTTTGCAGAGCAGTTCGTTGATTCTTCAACGTTTGGAGCTGTTGGCGTATCTTATAAAGGAGTTGGGCTTGACGTTGCAAATGAAATCAACAGAACGCTGAACAGCTTTTATGGCAACTTTGATGTAAAAAAACTGGGTGGTGTTGCCGCTCCGGCGAAAAACACAAAACTTGGTCAAAAAATCAGCGCGCATGCTGCATATTCACCTGTCAGAAAAAGCCTTCTTTTGAACAGAGATAATACGAAAACGCTTGAAAAATTCGTTTCCGGATTGCTCGCTGATAAAAATGCAATGAATGACATACTGACGCACCCTGAACGTTACGACATGAATAAAGCCAGCGCAAGATTCCGAAACATTATTGAGATGTCGAAAAAAACAGGAAGAGCGCTAGTCCCTGAGACCGCTGAAGAAGCGATTTACCATGAGTTAGGGCATCATCTTGAAAACTTCTTTACGCGCGATGAATGGGAAACGGTAAAACAACGAATGCCTGATTACGCTGACAAAATTTCAGGATATGCGACGGATGACAGGAGCGAATACATTGCAGAAAGCTTTGCCTCTTACATGAAAGGCGAAGATGTGATTGACCCGTTCGTTAGGGGAATTTTCGACGGATGGAGGAAATGACATGAAAGAAATCATCGATGAAGTCTTTGGGAAGATCTCCGAGGAGATTGAAAAAGCAAAAAAAGAACCTAAAGACCGATCAGAACGAAAAAAGGACAGTTAAACCGGCTGTCTTTTTGTTTTGCACAAAGAAAGGAGAATGAATATGAGCACATATTGGAAGAACTGGATTCGTGCGGCGGCGATCCGCGCACTGAAGACCGTTGCACAGACTGCTGCGGCGACCATCGGCACGTCCGCTGCCATCAGCGACGTGAACTGGATTCTGGTCGTATCCTCTGCGGCGACGGCTGGCGTGCTGTCGCTTCTCACCTCCCTGGCCGGTCTGCCGGAATGCAAGGATTGTGCGGAAGGCGAACCGCACGAACACGCCGCATATGAAGCTGATGGAAAATGAGCTATGACAAGAAGAAGGTGATAAGCATCGCCCTTTCGGAGGTCGGTTATCTGGAAAAGGCCAGCAGAAGCCAGCTGGATGACAAGACGGCCAACGCAGGGAGCGCCAACATCACCAAATACGCGCGCGACCTTGCCGAAATCAGCTACTTCAACGGGAACAAGCAGGGCGTGGCCTGGTGCGCCACATTCGTCTGCTGGTGCTTTTACAAGGCATACGGCAAGGACGCTGCCATATCCCTCACATGTCAGCCAAAGAATACGAAAAACAATGCCGGAGCCGGGTGCCGCTACGCCATGAACTACTACAAGGCGAAGGGACAGCTGCACGACGCTCCTGTTGCCGGTGACCAGATTTTCTTCTACTCTGCGGACAAGGCTTCCATTTCCCACACGGGCCTTGTTTACAAGGTGGATGGAAGCTATGTCTATACCGTGGAGGGGAACACGTCCAGCGCAAGCGGCGTGATTGCCAACGGCGGCGCGGTGGCGAAGAAAAAGTACCGGCTGAACTATCCGCGCATCGCAGGATACGGAAGGCCGAAATACGGCGCATCCTCTCAGGAGTCCGTAAACGGCCCTGTGAGCGCGACGGACAGCGAGACGGGCGAATATACCACCTACACCGTGAAAAAGGGCGACACGCTGGGCAGAATCGCCAGGGCGACGCTTGGAATGGCAAGCCGGTATCCGGAGATTGCAAGGCTCAACAACATCAGCAACCCGAACAGGATCAGCGTCGGGCAGAAGCTGAAAATCCCCAAGGCATGACGGGACGCCAGACGTGGCGTCCCTTTGCATTTCCGTCTTTTTGCGCCAGACGTTAAAGAAGCGCGCGACACAAGACATGGACGAACCCATGTAAAAAAGCGTACACAGAAAGGAACGAAAACATGGCAACCATCAACGAGATTCTGACGGCCAGGGGCCTTGATGAAACCACGGTAGGCAACATCCTGAACGACCTGAAGGAAAACAAGCTGTTTTTCACATCCGAAGAAAACATGGACATCCGGCACGGAAAGCTGAAGGCGCAGTTTGAAGGCCAGGGCAAGCAGCTGGAAGAAGCGCTTGCCACCATCGAAACGCTGAAGAAGAGCACAAAGGGCCAGGAAGACGCGCAGAAGCAGATTGCGGAGCATGAAGCCCGTGAGAAGGAACTTCTGGAAGAACTGGAAAAAACGAAGGTGATTTCTGAAGCGAGGTTTGCGCTGAAGGATGCCGGTGCGCTGGATGTGGACTACCTGCTGTACAAACTACAGGAGAAGGGCGAACTGGCCCTTGACGAACACGGAAAGCTGAAGGACTGGGATGACAAGCTGGCTGGCCTGAAGACCCAGCTGCCCACGCAGTTTGAAAGCAAGAGCGGCAAAAAGAACATCGTGGAAAACAAGCTGCCTGGCGAAAACGGCGGCGGCGATGCCGTCACCCGTGAATCTCTGCTGAAAATGCCCTATGCGGAGCGCATGAAGGTTTACACCGAAAACCCGGA